ACTTTGTATCCATTCCCTTTGAAGATGATGAGGAGGATATCGTCTCTATGATTGGAGAGACCGAAACCTTCTCTGATGTTCTTATTGCTGCAGAAGCACTCTATAACTTCTGCAAGGCAAAGCAGCAAGAAGAAACCAAGACTCCTATGGATGATCTTGAGTCTCAGCAAGGTGGTGCTACCGAACCTGCTTCAGACTTCTCTGATCAGCAGGAAGAAGGTGAAAGTGAGGGTGAAGGTGAAGGTGAAACCCAAGCAGAGGAGCAACAACAAACTACTTCCTCTGGTGGTCAAACCAATGAAGAACCAGAAGTCAAGACTATGGAGTCTCTTGAGGAAGCACTCAAGCAACTGGTTGATAATGGTGGTCCTGAGAATGTCTATCTTGAGTTGCCCAAGCTTGACTTGAATAAAATTATTGTTCCAAACTCTGAGATTCATGACAAATGCTCTGAATATTGGAGTGCTTGGATTGAGGAACAAGAATATTCTACCGAAGAAATCTTTGGTGAAGTTGATAAGAAGTTTGTGGAGTTCAAACGTTCTGCACAGAAGGAAGTCAACTATCTGGTAAAAGAGTTTGAGTGCCGTAAGGCAGCAGACTCCTATGCCCGTGCTACTACTGCTCGCACTGGTGTTCTGGACTGTACCAAACTTCATACCTACAAGTACAATGAAGACCTCTTCAAGAAGGTCACTACCCTTGCTGATGGTAAGAGTCACGGACTGGTGTTTATCCTTGACTGGTCTGGTTCTATGGGCGATGTGATGCTGGATACGGTTAAGCAACTCTTCAACCTTGTTTGGTTTTGTAAGAAAGTTTCTATTCCCTTTGAGGTTTATGCCTTCACCAGCGACTATCCTCTGGTTTCTTATGATGAGGATGGAAAAGCAAATCTTCGTGAACTTGCTTATACTAAGAAAGATGGGTTGGTTCAGGTTGGTGAGTGGTTCTCTTTGATGAACATGCTAACCAGCAAGACCAATGTCAAAACTCTTGAGGACCAGATGAAGAATCTGTTCCGTCTTGCTAATGCTTTTCGTTGGAACTCTTTTGTTCGTTACAATATTCCTTATGGTCTGAGTCTTTCTGGAACTCCTTTGAATGAAACTCTGATTGCTTTGCATCAGATTCTTCCCAAGTTCCAGAAGGAAAACAAACTCCAGAAAGTTCAGTGTGTTGTTTTGACTGATGGTGAGGCAGCAATGTGTAAGTATCACCGTGAAATTCAACGACGCTTTGAAGTAGAACCTTTCATGGGAACTTCTAACATTTATCCCAATTCTTTCCTCCGCGATCGTAAGACTGGTATGACCTACTCTCTTGATTGTGAGTGGTATGAGTTTACTGATATTCTTCTTCGCAATCTCCGCGATAAATTTAAGGATATCAACTTCATTGGTATCCGAGTGCTTGAATCTCGTGATGCTGGTAGTTTTATTCGTCGCTATTGTGGATACTTTGGACCTGAGCATGATAAAACCATGAGCACTTGGAGAAAAGAAAAAGCATTTACGATTAAGAAGTCTGGATACAATGCTTATTTTGGACTTTCTGCAAATGCCCTTTCTCAAGATACTGACTTTGAGGTTGCTGAGGATGCCACTAAGACACAGATTAAGTCTGCTTTTGTAAAGAGTCTCAAGTCTAAAAAAATGAATAAAAAAATTCTTGGAGAGTTTGTAGAACTTGTTGCTTGATAAATATTTCTATAGTATAGGTATTAAAAATGTCTAGATTCGGAGAATTACTTGGAGGTAAGAAAGCAGCACCAGCCCCTGCTCCCGAACCAGTAGTAGAAGAAGTAGTAGAGGCACCTGCTGCTGAGGAAGAAGTTGTTGAACTCCTTCCATATGAAAGTGAGGTTTCTCTTCATGAAATGACAAAGGATGAGTTGGAGGAGTATGGGAGAACAGTGGGTATTGAACTTGACAAAAGACACTCCAAAACGAGATTGGTAAGAGAACTAGAAGAATTCTTGTTGTCCGATTCTTAAACTGGCACACTGGGGGTCTTCGGACCCCCTTTTTTCTTGTATAATAACTTCAGTTGAAAAACTCAAACGACATCATGACCATCTCCGCCGACTACATCCGCACTTCTCTCCAAGAAGTCTATGGAGAGTCTGTGACTGCCGCCGACATTCGTGCTTGGTGTGCTATGAATGGTTCTAACTACCAGACTGTTACCAAGAAAATCGATCAGTTCAAGACTGGTCGTGGTAAGTGGAATCTGACTATTCAAGAAGCACGAGAGCAACTTGAGCAGACTGTAAAGGCACCTGCTGCCATCCCTGCTGTTGAGCAAAACCTTATTCCTGAGAAAGATGATACCTTCGTCAAGTTTGGTAACTTTGGTGATATTCGGAAAATTATTGAGTCCCGCCTTTTCTATCCTACTTTCATCACTGGACTTTCTGGTAACGGTAAAACGTTTGGTGTGGAGCAAGCTTGTGCCCAACTGAAGCGTGAACTGATTCGTGTAAATATTACGATTGAGACTGATGAAGATGACCTTATCGGTGGTTTTAGGCTTGTTGATGGGAACACTGCATGGCATAACGGTCCCGTCATCGAAGCACTGGAACGGGGAGCAGTCCTTCTCCTTGACGAGATCGACCTGGCTTCCAATAAGATCCTCTGCCTTCAATCCATTCTAGAAGGCAAGGGTGTCTTCCTCAAAAAGATTGGTAAGTGGGTCAAGCCTGCTGCTGGATTCAATGTGATTGCCACTGCCAACACCAAAGGTAAGGGTTCTGATGACGGTCGCTTCATCGGCACCAACGTTCTGAATGAGGCGTTCCTTGAGCGTTTCCCTGTTACCTTTGAGCAGGAGTATCCCACTCCTAAGACCGAGCAGAAGATCCTTGATGGTGTTGCTGCTGGTCTTGGTGTTAGCGATGCTGACTTCTGTAAGCGTCTGACTGACTGGGCAGACATCATCCGTAAGACCTTCTACGATGGTGGTATTGAAGAGATCATCTCCACTCGTCGCCTGGTTCATATCATTCGTGCCTACAGTATCTTTGGTGATAAGGCAAAAGCAATCCAAGTGTGTGTGAACCGCTTTGATGATGAAACCAAGCAAGCATTCCTTGAACTCTATGACAAGGTGGATGCTGACTTCCAACTTCCTACCGAAGAAGTTGCACCCGAAGCACCTTTCTGATATAATGACTCATGACTAACATTTGGTCCTTCATTTATGATGAACTAAACATGGATGAAAACACTTTTACAATGACTACTGATATGATTCCAAGTTCCCCTGCAACTCCTTGGAAGTACAATGAAGAAGAAATCGTCAAGGAGCTTCTTGAGTACATTCGTGGAACCTACAACCAACATTATTCTGCTGGAGACCAACAGATTCAAACACTTGATTTGATTGAAGCATGTGGCGATGGTGAGGCATTCTGTCGCAGCAATATTCTCAAGTATGCCTCTCGTTATGATAAGAAGGGCACTGCCCGTCGTGACATTATGAAGATCCTTCATTATGCGGTTCTCCTGATGAACTATAACGACAAGAACGCCGTCCGTGAAACCTACAACCAATGAAACTCCAAGAAAAGACTATGAAACTCTCTGACAATACCCTGACTATTCTGAAAAACTTTGCGGGTATTAACAACTCTATTCTTGTGAAGGAAGGCACCAAACTCCGTACCATTTCTGTTGCAAAAAACATTCTTGCCGAAGCAGATATCAAGGAAGAGTTTCCCCGTGACTTTGCCATTTATGATCTCAATCAGTTTCTAAATGGTCTGAGTCTTCATGCTGACCCTGATCTTGATTTCAAAGAGGATTCTTATCTGAGTATCAAGGAAGGTAAGCGTCGTGTGAAGTATTTCTTCGCTGACCCCAATGTCATCATTGCTCCCCCAGAGAAAGAAATTAATCTTCCCAGTCAAGATGTTTGCTTCCAACTGGATAGCGCCTCTCTAGAGAAACTGGTGAAGGCAGCAGCAGTGTATCAACTGCCTGACCTGTCTGCTGTTGGTGAAGCAGGTGTCATCAAACTGGTGGTCCGTGACAAGAAGAATGATACTTCTAACGAGTATGCCATCGTTGTTGGTGAGACCGACCAAGAGTTTACCTTCAACTTCAAGGTGGAAAACATCAAGATCATTCCTGGTGCCTATGATGTTGTAGTTTCATCAAAACTTCTTTCCAAGTTTACCAACACCAAGTATAATCTTACTTATTACATCGCACTGGAACCTGATTCCACCTTTGGTTGATGAGACACATTCTCTTTACCCTCAAGTCTTGCTCCTATGGTTTGCTGGACGATGAGGCACATGTTCGCAATGTGCTTGTAAAAGCAGCAGAACTCTGTAAAAGCACATTGCTAGATCTTTCTTCTCACAAGTTTGATCCTCAAGGTGTGACTGCCGTTGCCCTTCTTGCTGAGTCTCATATCAGCATCCACACTTGGCCAGAAAAGGGTATGGCAGTTTGTGACGTTTTTACTTGTGGGGAGCACACAGTTCCTCGTGCTGGTGTAACATACATGTATGAGGCACTTGATGCCCGTGACATTGTTTCCAATGAATTTGTGAGACCTTTAGAATGAAAAACTGGAAAGAACTCTACGAAAACCTTCCTAGTGAAGAACTGGACAAAGTTGCCATTCTCCGTGTGATGGAGTGCACTAACGGTGTTATCCAACATGCTTTCAGGGACAAGCAAATTTATGCATTGTCGGTTTATGAAACCAGAAGGGCAATGAAGTTTTCTATGGGATGCATCAAACGAATGGAAATCCCTCTCAAAGAAGAGACCATTACTTTCGCACCAGAAACTGAGGAACTTATGCGTCAAGCACGAGACCTTTATGTGAGTGGTGTCAAGATGGGTAATGATGAAGACTTTGAAGAGTTTATGAAAGTCTCTGCCGCTACTGCCCAAGCATGTGGAGTTGAGCGTATTACTGCTGCTGCAAGAATTCTCAGAGAAAATGTTGACGCATTCCCCTCTGAGACGCTATCATGGGGTGTAGGATACCTGATGCAATTCTTTCGATGAACATCTTTGTCACAAATCCTTTTCCTGCTGAGAGCGCCATCTGCCTTCCTGACAAACACATTGTCAAGATGCCACTTGAGTGCTGCCAAATGCTCAGTATTATTGCTTCTGATAAATGGGGGCATGGATATGGAACACTTCCTAAACTAGATGGAACTCCATACAAAACTGAAAAGGGTGCATTTCGCAACCACCCATGCACTAAATGGGCGGCGGAGACGGTGGATAATGCCTACTGGCTCATTAAGTGGGGACTGAACTTGTGTCAAGAGTATAGTTTGCGCTATAATAAGACCCACTCCTGTGAAGGGACACTCACTCACGCTTACTATCTTTTTCCTAAAGGTAAGTTGACTGAAGTGACTCCTTTCGCAAGGGCAATGCCTGAGGAATACAAGTTTGATACTAGTATTTCCACCTTTGACGCATA